CCCCAAGCCGTGGGTGATTGATTACCAAACCCCCCACCCGAAAGTTAAGTACCTTCTTGGAAGCACCTTAGACCCCAAGGCATGGGAAAAGTTCTCTAAAAAACAGACGTATATGTGGCATCCTTCTGGGGGTGTTGGTGAGTACGAAATGCTCACAGAGGAGTTTCCCTACCCTGCGGAGTGGGTCTGTATCCCAGGCCCATCTTTGGTTGGGTTAAGGTGCTTGTATGTCGCCATTCTCCTGGGCTTGGACGAGATTCATCTAGTCGGGTTTGATAGCTCCTACACGGACGGCAAGTTGTACGCCTATGACAAGCCCGTTGTGGACAAGACAGACATTCATTTCACGGTTGCCGATAACCTTGGAAATGCAAACAACTTCGTTGCCAATCACCACATGGCGCGGGGCGCGTATGAGTTTCAAGACCTTGTTAGGGAATGGGACAAGGCCATAAAGCAGGGGCAAATGGCTCCTGTGTCAATCAAGGTCCATGGAAAGGGGGCTTTACCCTATCTCGCCTCTGTCATGGGCATACACGCCGAGGACAACAATCTAGGCTTTGCCGCCGATTGGGGAGCGGAAGGCACGCAGGCGCTGAAAGACGGCGACTATGTTAAGGCCAAGAAACTGTTTTTGAACTGCACGGACGCTTTGATTAAGCACCGCAAGGCATGGGACACCACCCCACCTCCGAGGTATGAGGATATTGAAAAGCACGAGAAAGCGGCGCATCGCATCGCTTATCTCCCCGTTGAGGTCAAAGCCAGGGAATGGAGTCACAAACTTAAATTAGGACATACGCTCAAGAGCCTTGGCTTTGATGTTATTATCGGGCCGTCCTGGGTGCTGAATGAATGGGCACCGGCACTCCCACCGGGCGTTGTGCTGTTCAAGACCCTCTGGGGCTTGGACGCCAATAATATGACCCGCTGGAAGCACCACCTTATCGCCGCTATGGACGAGGAGGCGTATGGTGTGGACTTGTCTAAGAGATTGGTTGGGCACGCCCACGCGGTTGCTCAGTCTGACTTGATTTGCGCACAAAGCGAGGACCACAGGGATGCGGTATTGGCCAAGTTTCCAGAGGCTAACGTCAAGGTCACAGGAAACCCCCGAGCCTTTGCATATTGGCGCGATGAGCCTGATCGAATACTTGTGTGCGCTCAATCCGGCAGCATCAACAGCGCCGGACGAACCTTTGCGCAAATGGTGTCAACCACGCTCAGAATCAGCGGATACCCGCTAACGACCCCCGAGGGTGAGGATTGGGCGAGGCTGCAAAAAGAAATCGTTGCTCACGAATGCGACAACTTGCCGATTGTTAGGGAGTGCATTGACCGCCTCAATGATGCCTTTGATAACGTCTACGTCCGCCGCCACCCGTCAGAAGACCCGTCCCTGTGGCCTTACCGCCTAGATGAGTCGGAGAGCATACAGGAAGCCTTATCTAAGGCCCATGCGGTGGTTTACGTATCGGGTTGCACGACAGGCTACGATGCTGCCTTGGCTGGCGTCCCTGCGGTGCGGATTGGGGAAGGCTTCGGCGTTAGCGCGGGGTTATTTGAACACGCAACCCCAGAGACGATAGTTGATATGGTAAAAGCGGCTAAGACGGAAACGGTAGACGAACACCCCGACACGCTTGCCGAGACATTAAGCGACCTGCAAACCCAATTCCCAATGGATGGAAACTATGCCTTCACAGACTGCCCAGAGATCAACCCTAACGAGTTCCAGCGGAACAAGTGGCCGGACACGGACATCGAAGCCGAAAAACTCGGATGGAATACCTTTAGACTTTGACGCCCGCGTTGGGCTTTACCTCAAAAACATGAAAACGTCCGAGGTCCGCGCCGCCGTCGAACAAGGCAACGTCTACAAATACATCAGCAACAAGGTGAAAGAGAGTTATGGCGCAAAGGCAAAGTGACGTAGAGGCGCGAGTGCGCTGTCTCGAACTGGCCATTGGCCTGTGTGAAAACGGCTATATCCGCGACATTCCAACGACAGCCCAGGACTTGATGAAAATTATAGGGCTGGATGTAACTGACCCACAACTGAAAGCGTCAATGTTCCAACCGAAAGGCCCGAAACAATGAAAATGGACAAGACCCTCAAGACCATGCCCGCATCGACCAAGATGGGCACCGGCTCAAGCTCTGTTGAGTACATGGTAGGCCCGCAGTCCTACGCCGATGGCAACTCCGGCCAGATGCTTATGAACTGCGACACGGTAAGCAAAGGCTGCGGCACCAATGGCGCACAGGCGATGAGCCCGAAAGGCAAATAACTACACCGTGAACAACCCATAGAGGATTCACACCGTTGAAACTAGACGCAATAAAACACGTTGCGACCAATACGCTGATTCCATATGCGGCTAACTCCCGCACGCATAGCCAAGAACAGGTGGCGCAGATTGCCGCAAGCATTAAGGAGTTCGGCTTTACCAACCCCGTTCTAACGGACGGCGAGAATGGCATTATAGCGGGGCACGGCCGCGTTGAGGCGGCAAAGGTGCTTGGCCTTGATAGTGTGCCGACTATTGAACTGGCGCACCTAACGCCAGCGCAGCGCAAAGCCTACATCATTGCCGACAATAAACTGGCGCTAAATGCCGGGTGGGACATTGAGACGCTACAGGCTGAGTTGGAAGGGCTACAGGAGTTAGACTTTGATCTGTCTCTCACCGGCTTTGATGAAAGCGAACTTGCGGGCCTGCTGGATAAGACGGAAGGATTGACCGACCCGGACGATGTGCCGGAAGCGCCAGAGGAACCTATAACGGTCCTTGGTGACGTTTGGACGCTTGGGCGGCATCGCTTGGTTTGTGGAGATTGTACGGACGCAGATACGGTTGCGAAATGTCTGAACGGCGTAGAGCCGCACCTGATGGTCACAGACCCGCCTTATGGGGTGGAATATGACCCGAAATGGAGGCAGGAAGCGGGTGTTAATAAGAATAAAGCGAAAATGGGGGAGGTGAGCAACGACGACCGAGCGGACTGGTCCGAAGCCTGGGGGTTATTCCCAGGCGACGTTTGCTATGTATGGCATGCCGGCCGGCATGCCTCGCAGGTTCAGCAATCCATAGAGAGGTGTGGTTTTGAGATACGGTGCCAGATCATTTGGGCTAAAGATAGATTCGCACTAAGTCGGGGAGACTACCACTGGCAACACGAACCATGTTGGTATGCCGTGCGGAGTAAGGGGCACTGGGCTGGCGATAGGAGCCAATCAACGCTTTGGAATATCAAATCTCGTGATGATAGTGGTCACGGCCACAGCACCCAAAAACCCGTCGAGTGCATGAAGCGCCCCATTGAAAACAACTCAAGCCCAGGTCAGGCGGTGTACGAACCATTTAGCGGGTCTGGAACAACCATTATCGCAGCGGAAATGACCGGACGCTGCTGCTACGCCATTGAACTAAGCCCCGCTTACGTGGATGTAGCTGTTAAACGCTGGGAGGACTTCACGGGCGAGAAGGCGGTGCGAAATGCCGAATAAGACATTCAAACCGACAGACGAACACCGCAGGCAGGTTGAATCACTCGCTGGATTTGGTATTCCAGAGGAAGACATAGCCACGCTGATTATCAACCCTAACACCGGCAAGCACATTGCCCGCGAGACGTTGCGCAAGCACTTTGAGACAGAGATCAACGCGGGGCGTGTTAAGGCTAACGCCAAGGTTTCTGAGAGCCTCTACAAGCAGGCGGTCGATGGCAACACATCGGCTGGTATTTGGTGGACCAAGTGCCGCATGGGTTGGAAAGAAACGCACGGCATAGAACATAGCGGAAGCATGGAGTTTAAATGGGCCGAGTAGTTATCCCGTACAGCCCACGGGAGCACTTCAAGCCCTTTCATAACCGAGACGAACGCTTTGCCTGTATCGTGGCACACCGCCGCGCTGGCAAGACTGTTGCCTGTATCAACGAACTGATTAAGGGCGCAATCACGCTAAAGCAAAAAGACCCACGCTTTGCCTACATTGCCCCGCAATACAACCAAGCCAAGGACGTAGCCTGGAACTACCTGAAGGAATACACCGCTCCCGTTCCCAACGTGCAGTGGAATGAGTCAGAGTTGCGGGTGGATATGCCCAACGGCGGACGTATCAGGCTATACGGCGCTGAGAACTACGACAGACTAAGAGGATTGTACCTAGACGGCGTTATTCTTGATGAGTACGCCACCATGGACCCGCGCATATGGGAGGTTGTCCGGCCCGCCCTATCCGACCGCCAGGGCTGGTGTGTTTGGATTGGAACACCGGCAGGGCATAACGCCTTCTATGATGTGTGGCAAAAGGCCCAGGAGCATAAGGACTACTTTGCCTTAATGCTTAAAGCCTCTGAGACGGGGATTATTCCTGAATCAGAGCTTGAAGCCGCGAAGGCTGATCTGAGCATTGACCAGTACGAACAGGAATACGAGTGCAGCTTTGAAGCTGCGGTACAGGGCGCATATTACGGCGCAGACATGAAGCAGGCCGAGGCCGAGGACAGGATAAGGACCGTTCCCTGGGAGCGGGACATTCCCGTTAAGACCGCATGGGACTTGGGCATAGGCGATAGCACGGCCATTTGGTTTGCTCAGATGGTCAACAACGAAATACGGTTCATTGACTACATAGAGAACTCAGGCGTTGGTCTGGATTGGTACGCCAAGGAGATCAAGTCAAGGCCATACATTTACGACCAGCATATATGCCCGCACGATGTAGAGCATAAGGAACTCGGGACCGGGAAAAGCCGGAAAGAAACCCTGGAGAGCCTTGGTTTGATTGTGGACGTTGCCCCCAAGATACCAGTGGACGACGGCATCAACGCCGTCCGCAAGATACTAAACAGGTGTTGGTTTGACCGGGACAAGTGCCAGTTAGGGATTGAGGCGCTTAAGCAGTACCGCACTGAGTACGACGACAAGTTAAAGACTTACAAGAGCCGCCCGCTGCACGATTGGGCCAGCCATGGCGCTGACGCGATGAGATACTTTGCCGTAGGGCATTCAGAAAACAATGAGGCATGGGACGCAGACATGGTGAGTAATAGCTTAGAAATCGCATGGAAGGGCGTAGCCTAATGGCCGTTATTGACCGCCCCGCAGCCATTCCCGACGCAGGTTTCGTAGACCCTAGCGATATGGAAGAAGACGACGGCGGCATGACAGAAACGCAATTCAAGGCGTTTTTACAGGATGAGTTGCAAGACGCTGACGACTTTGTGGACGCCAACATAGGCGGCCGCAGGGAACGTAACTGGGACTACTACAACCTTGATATGTCAAACCCGCAGTGGGGCTTGCCCGCACCCAAGGGCCGGTCGCAGGTCGTGGACGCCACGCTACCAAGCTATATCAACCTCATGCAGCCGCAGCTCATGGACATCATGGTTAGCGGTCGCAACATTGGGGAATACGAGGGCGACGAGGCCGACGAACAGGCTTTGGAGTGCG